AATGCCCCTACCCGTTTTCCCTATGTGAGCTTGGTGGAGCAGGATAACTACACCACGGAAGCCCACATGGACAGCGACGATACGGAGAGGTTCGCTACGCTGATGTACGAGGTGAATGTCTACTCCGACAAGGCAGGCGGTAAGAAATCCGTTTGCCGAAAAATCATGAGGTTTGTGGACGATCTCATGTACGCCAAGAATTTCCGGCGTACTTCTCTGTCCCCGGTTCCCAATTTGGAGAACGCAACAATCTACCGTCTGGTCGCCCGATACAAGGCTGAAACGGACGGAACCACTCTTTATAGGAGGTAAATGAAATGGCTATTTCCACCTACAAGGTTTTTCTGATGAAGAAAGCCGACACTGGTGAACAGTGGAGCAAGCTGATCGACATTAAGGAGTTTCCTGACCTCGGCGGCGAACCCGAAATGCTGGAAACCACCACCCTGAGCGACAATATGCAGACCTACATCGCCGGTATCCAGTCCCTCGATGGTCTGTCCTTCACCGCCAACTACACGCTGACTGATTTCCAGACCCTCAAGGCTTTGGAAGGCAAGAAGGTCAGCTATGCAGTCTGGTTCGGCGGCACGGAGAACGCCGGTGTGGTCGCTCCCGATGGCTCTAACGGTAAGTTCTCCTTTGACGGTGAGCTGTCCGTGTATCCCGTGGGCGGCGGCGTGAACGAAGTGGTGAACATGAACATCACCATCGCTCCTTCCACTCCCATCACTTTCTCCGCAACCTAAAACACCAACCATCGCCGTATTGATAAGGAGGATTTATCATGGCAAAGCAGTTGACGATCAATGACCCTACTACCGGCGTGACCTACACGCTGGAATACACCCGCAAGACCGTTGAAGCGATGGAGAAGAACGGCTTCGTTGCTGCCGATGTGGAGCGCAAGCCTATGACCCTGCTTCCGGCTCTGTTTGCCGGTGCGTTCCTCGCCCATCATCGGTTCGTGAAGCGTGATGTGATCGACAGCATTTACGCTCGTATGAACCACAAGGACGAGCTGATTGCCGCTCTGGTAGAGATGTATAACGACCCCCTGCTGAGTCTGCTGGACGAGCCTGAGCAGGAGGGCAACGAGGGAAACCTGAGCTGGAAGACCGGCTGGTAAGCGACCGATCTTCCAGAAGTGAGGGGGGCGGCGGCGACCATCGCCCTGCTCCCCTTCTCGCTTACACACCAAAGTTTTATGAGGTTTTCCCGTACTATCTTTCCATCGGCATGACCTATGAGCAGTTTTGGGAACAGGACTGCGAATTGGTGAAGTATTACCGAAAGGCGGCGCAGATCAAGCAAGACCTGAGAAATCAAGACGCTTGGCTCCAAGGAGCTTATTTTTACGAAGCTCTTATTGATGCCGCCCCGGTTCTTCGTGCTTTCGCCAAGAAGGGAACCAAGCCCACGCCGTATCGGGAAAGCCCCTATGAGCTGTTCAGTCGGCAGGACAAGAAACAGCAGAAGCAGCTTCAAGAAAAACACGATGACCAAGCCAAGGCATACATGGAAGCCTTTATGGTATCGGTCAATAAGAAATTTCAAGAGAAAGGTGGTGGCGTAAGTGGCCGACAATGTGGAAATTCAGGGGTTGGAGTTTCAGATCGTCAATGACAGTACGCAGGCGGTCGCAGGACTTCAAAACCTGATTAACACACTCAATCGTTTGAAAACCGCTACCAACGGCGGCGCAACGGGTCTGAGCAAGACCGCTCAGGGTATTCGGGAGCTTTCCAATTCTCTGAAAGGCTTGAACAGCGGTGACGCTTCGCAGAAGATCACCCGGCTTACCAATGCGCTAACCGCTCTGAGTCAGGTTGGAAATGTGAAGATTTCTTCCTCCATCGCCAACCAGCTCACGGCAATCAACACCGCTCTCGCTGGTCTGAAATGGACGGACGGCGACAAGCTGACTTCCCTTGCCAACGGTTTATGCCCTCTCTCCGAGTTGGGTAAGGCTAATATGACCACCTTTATCAATCAGCTCTCCAAGCTGCCGAAGGTGATCGAGGATTTGGAAGCGGCGGACATTGACAAGTTCACACAGCAGATGACCGCTCTTGCCGCCGCCATGAAGCCTTTTGCCGATGAAATGCAGAAGGTGTCCAACGGCTTCTCGGCGTTTCCGTCCAAAATCCAAAAGCTGATTACCAGCACGGAGAAATACAACGCTTCTGCCCGTAAAGCAACCTCCACTACCGGGAAGTTCACAAGCGGATTGAAAGCGTTGAATGTCGCCGCTGTTGCAATCACTTTCCGCAAAATCGGTCATTTCATCGCACAGGCGGTCACGGAGTCCAATAAGTACCAAGAAGACCTGAACCTGTTCACGGTTGCCTTGGGGCAGTACGCCGCCGAAGCTCAGAACTACGCCGAAAAGGTATCCGATGTTATGGGTATTGACCCCGCACAGTGGCTCCGCAATCAGGGTGTTTTCAACACGCTGCTGACCGGCTTCGGTGACACAGCAGAACGAGCGCAAATCATGAGCCAAAACCTGACACAGCTTGGCTACGATATTTCGTCTTTCTTCAATATTTCCATTGAAGACGCTATGCAGAAGTTACAGTCCGGTATTTCCGGCGAGTTGGAACCTCTGCGGCGGCTGGGCTACGATCTGTCGCAGGCACGATTGGAACAGACCGCTTTGAACCTTGGCGTTAAGGAGAGCGTATCCGCCATGACACAGGCGGAAAAGGCGGAACTTCGGTATTACGCCATTATGACTCAGGTAACGACCGCTCAGGGCGATATGGCGAGAACGCTGGAAGCTCCCGCAAACCAGCTTCGTATCTTGCAGGCACAGCTTACACAGGCCGCACGAGCGATCGGTAACATCTTCATTCCCGCACTGAACGCAATTCTTCCCTATGCAATCGCCGTTGTTCAGGTCATTCGAGAGATCGCCAACGCCCTTGCCAACCTTGCGGGGTTCAAGCTAACCGATGTGGACTATTCGGGAGTGAATAGCGCTGCTGTCGGAGCGGGGTCTTTGGCTGATAATCTCGATGACGCTGCCGGTGCTGCTAAGAAGCTGAAACAGTACACCGCAGGCTTTGACGAGCTGAATGTCTTTGCTCCTAACACGGGAAGCGGTTCCGGGGCGGGTGCTGGCGGCGCAGGCGGATTTGATTTCGATTTGCCTACCTACGATTTCCTTGGTGACGCTGTGCAGACCCGTATCGGTGAAATCAAGAAAATGATCGAAGACACTCTCGCAGAGATCACTACGATTGTTTCCGGCTTTATGCTGGCGGTAGGTGCAATTCTGGTCGTAACCGGTGTGAATATTCCGCTGGGTGTCGGCCTGATGGCGGCGGGTGCGGTCGGCCTTGCGGCTACCGTTGGGCTGAATTGGACTGCTATGAGTAGCGAATTGGCAAGTACGCTGGCTCTTATTACAGGTGTTGTCGGCGGCTTCCTGCTGGCTCTTGGCGCAATTATGGCGTTCTCCGGGGCGAACCTTCCTCTTGGTATCGCTTTGATGGCCTTGGGCGGGGCAAGCCTTGTAACTGCCGCTGTTATCAACTGGCATAACAGCGACCGGCACCTCACTGACGCTTTGACCACCTTAACGGGAGTTCTGGCGGGTGCTTCTCTGGCGGTAGGCGCTATGTTGGCCTTTACCGGGGTCGCAACCGGGCTGGGTATTGCGCTGATGGCTATTGGTGCTGTCACGCTTGTATCTGCCGCAGCTCTGAACTGGAACAGTATCCCGGACGCTCTGGCTTCTCCCTTGTCCAGAGTAGGATTGCTGGTCAGCGGAGCAACCTTGGCGCTCGGCGCTATCCTCGCTTTCTCCGGGTGTATGCCCCTCGGTATTGCGCTGATGGCTATTGGCGCTACTTCTCTGGTTTCCGTAATGGCTCTCAACTGGAATGGCCTGAGCGATGAAATCCAGAATGTGATTGCCATTATTACCACGGTTGTATCTGTGGCGTTCCTCGCTATTGGTGCGGCACTGGCGTTCTCCGGGGCGAATATCCCGTTGGGTCTGGCTCTGCTGGCGGCGGGTGCGGTCACAATGGGTACGGCTATCATGCCGAACTGGAATGACCTCTCCGACAATGTTCAGCAGAAGATCAGCATGATTACCACCGTTGTCGGCGGCGCTCTCTTGGCGGTCGGCGCTATCCTTGCTCTGAGCGGGGTCGCCCTTCCTCTCGGTCTTGGCCTGATGGCGGCTGGCGCATTGAGCCTTGGCGCTGTTGCTACCCTGAATTGGGATTTTGTTGTTAATTCCATTAAGAAAGTCGTATCGGTCATCACGGGTATTCTCAGCGGCGCATTGATCGTTCTCGGTGTCCTGCTGTGTCTGAGCGGTGCGGGTGTTGGTCTTGGCCTTGCGGTACTGGCGGCGGGTCTGTCCCTGTCGTATGCGGCATGGACGCTGGACGATAACCCCATTACTCGCTTTGTGCGACAGATGGCAAACTCCATCATTGGACTTGTGAACGGTGTCATTGACGCAATCAATGATATGTTCCACATCCAGTTCAACGGTCTGTCCGTTATGGGTATCACGCTTATTCCTGCGTTTGATATTCGATTGGTGGATATTCCGCACATTCCGTTCTTTGAAGACGGCGGTTTCCCGAATGAAGGGCAGCTCTTTATCGCCCGTGAAGCGGGTGCGGAAATGGTCGGTGCGATGGGTCGCAGAACGGCAGTTGCCAACAATGACCAGATCGTTGAGGGTATCTCCGCAGGCGTGTCCATCGCCAACGATGGCGTGATCGCCGCTATCTACGCTCTGCTGAATGTCGTTGAGGAAAAGGATATGTCCGTTGTCATTGGTGACAATGAAATCGGTCATTCCTACGACCGCTACAAGGAGAAGCGAGGTCGGCAAGTATCTACTGGCGTGTTCGCCAATGCCTACTAAGGAGGGCTGAGGAAATGCAAAGTTTCATTACAATCAATGGCACAAAGTTTCCTCAGCCCCGCAGGGGCTTAGAGCTGCTGTCTGCCACTATCGTAGACTCTGCCAGAAATGCCAACGGCGTTGTGGTAGGTCAGAAGGTCGGCAGAGATCAACAGAAGCTCAACAACCTCTTTTGGGGCTACTTGACAGCGGAACAGTGGTCTACCATGTTGCAGATTTTTGACAAGAACTTCTTTGTGACAGTCACTTATCCCGACATGGTGAACAACCGCTGGACAACCAGAAAGATGTACCCCGGCGACCGCACGGCGACCCCGTACCATCTTGACCCGAACACGGGGCTTCCTGCGGACTACATCAACTGCAAAGTCAACATCATTGACTGCGGCGAACCATTCTAAGGAGGTGTAGCCGTGAAACAGGTAAGCAACGCTTACAAGCTGTCGATGAAGTCTTTGCTCCGTGAGCAGTCCTTTGTGGAGATCACCTTCTCTCAGGTGGACACGGCAGCGGCAACAGACGGTAATTGGGTCAGCAACGGGGCGCAGAGCTATTCTGAGTTCGACACGCTGGACTACGGATATGATTATCAGGAGTCCTATGCGGCGTTGGAGCTGAACCGATGGGCGCTGGACGGAAATACGGTTATCGTTCCTTCTTCCGGGACGATGTATGACGGCTTTGTTTCGAGCCACATGAGTAATGCTGAGGGCAAGTTCACCACTCCTGCGGTGCTGACCCGTGCTTTCAGCAATCCTCATACCTTCCCCGGTATCACTCTGACTTTTGACACTCGCTATCAGGAATGGCCTGACACCGTGACAGTTGATTTCTACCTGAATGGTACGGCGTTGGAAAGTCTGACCCTTCCCGTAGAGGGAACAGAGTTGGTCATCAACACGAAGGTCACTTCTTGTGACAAGATCGTGTTGACGATGGGGAACACCCTCCCGTACCGCCGACCTCGGTTGCAACAGGTTCTCTACGGTGTGCAGAAGAAATTTGGAAATGATGACATTGTTTCCATCAAGGAGTCTCACGATGTAGATCCGCTCTCCCGCAGACTACCGCAGGAAACCATGCAGTTCGTTCTTTTGGACTACGAACACAATTATGACCCGGATAACCCGAAAGGCATTTATGCCTATCTGGATAAGAAGTCACCGATTTCTCTCCGATACGGTTATATGCTTCCCACGGGCAAAGTCGAGTGGCTGAAAGCGGACAAGTATGTGCTGAACAGTAAACCGAAAGCCGCCAAAAATCAGGCCACCTTCACAGGGACAGGTCTGGTTGGAAGTCTGACCGGAACCTTCTACAAGAGTAAGCTCGGTTCCAAAAACTTCTACGACATAGCTGAGGAAGTACTTTTGGACGCAGACCTGACGCTGACAGCGCAAGGTACGCACCCGTGGGTGATTGACCCAACCTTGAAGCAGATGTTCACTACGGCGGCGCTCCCCATTGACTCGCACATGAACTGTCTGCAACTGATCGCTCATGCCTGCCGCTGCCGCCTGTTTACAGACGATGACAATATCATTCACATCAAGCCTTTTGGCGTGACTGTGGTTGGTATTTACAGCGGCGTATGGGCGGATAACGGTCACTTGTGGTACAGCGAATGGGACACTGTTGACCGTGGTAACAAGGTCGGTAACACCTATGCGGCGTTGGAATTGAACCGCTGGACGCTGGATGGTGGAGATCAGGTCATTGTCGAAGACACCGACCCCTCCGGTCGAGGGTTTATCAGTGAAGCGATGACTGCGGCAGATGGTACTTATACCACGAAGCCGACCTTCACTAAAACCTTTGATGTTTCTCACGATCTACCCGTGCTGGCTCTCCGTTTCGATACTCCCTTGGGTGAGTATCCTACATCTATTCAGGTGAAATATTACGCCGGGACGAAGCTGCTGGACACGCAGACTGTGAAGGGTATTACTTCTGCGGAGGTGTTTGTCAACAGCGAAGCGGCGATTGACTGCACCAAAATTGAGGTGACGATGGACGGTGGCCTGCCATACCGCCGTATGCGGGTGAGCAAGCTCTACTACCGTGAAACGGACTTCACGCTGGACTTTGACTCGATTGACAAGGACTCCCAATCCATCGCAAAGATCGACCAGCTCAAAGCGGTGTCTGTCGCCAAGTATGCGTACACGGCGGCAAATGACACCACCAAACTTTTCGAGGGAACGACCACCGAAACTCAGCTTCATGTCGAGTTCTCTGGTCTTGCACAAGATGTTTCTATCTCTGTTTCTGGCGGCTCGTTGGTATCCTCCAACATTTACGCCAGAGCTGCGGATTTGGTGTTATCCTCCGGCACTAAAACCGTAGTCATTACCGGCAAAACTCTGTCTGAGAACTCGGTGGTCGTTTCCTATCCCGTAGCTCTCGATGGAGAAATCGACAAGGAGGAAAACCCCCTTATCACCAACGATACGATGTGCGCCGCTCTTGCCGATCAGGTGAAAAAGTATCTGCAAATGAGAAACACCTATCAGACAAAATACCGTGGCAATCCTGAGTTGGAAGTGGGCGATGTGATTGGCTTGCAGACGCTCTACACCGATGAAATGGACGCATTGATCTTGGTGGACGAGATCACATTTAACGGCTCTCTGAGCGGAAAGTTGAAGGTGAAAGGTCTGATATGAGTATTATTGATAATCTCGTCTACGACCGCACACAGGCCGATGTAGACAGGGTTTTTACCCTGAAAAACAAAATCCTCACGGAAGGGCTTTCGAGCCTTTCCGCTGAGGAAAAGACCGAGTACATGGCTGGTATGAAGGGTGCTTACAATTACGGGGACATGAACCGTGTGGGGCAGGCGGTAGCCTATATCGCCAACCGTATGACTTCTCTCCCCGGACAGTTGGCGGCATACCGAGCGGAGAAAGGAGTCGCTGATGACCCGATCTACCAAGTTCCGTATGACCCTTCCTCGGTGGTGGTTGCGGCAAAGACGAATTGGGCGATGGGTGATACGCCCACCCAATCTCTCGTGAAAGCCTACTTAAACAACCTGACGGTTCTCCGAAAGCAGCTCACGCTTCCGCCGGACGCACCGCTGGTTCCGAGCAGTCTGGACAATCTCACTTTTTCCACGGCAAACAACATTGAATATCTCCTGTATGTCATCGACACAACGCTGACTGAGGTAGAAACCGAGCTGTATTCCAAGATCGACCGCACGGTGGACGCTTTCGCCTATGTTGGTCTGTATAACTGCGGAGAGTAAGGAGGAAATTTCATGAAAGATACTGTCATCAAGGGCAACGGTAAGTCCCGTTCTATCAAGGCTCCTACCGATATGCCTGCAACCTTCGAGGAATGGCGCACACAGCTTCTCGCTGGAACCGCCACCCTCGACATTGGTCTGAACGCCGCAGGCTGTGATGTGGTCGGCACAGCCATGAGCAAGGCAAATCTGCTGTCCGACACCACCAAGTCGGCACTGGAACTGAGCGGCAGCGACCCCACGGTGAATGACGCTCTGTATGCTCTGAGCCAGAAGGGTTCTCCCGCCGAGGTGCGTGTCATCGCTGATACAGGCTCGACCGTCACCATGAGTAGGGGTGGCAAAACTCTGACAGGCAAGGTTGCTTCGACCGGCTATGCCACTCTGTACCCGACCGAGCTGGGTGACTGGACTATCGTGTTTACTTATAACGGTTCTCAGAAAACCAAGGTTTACACGCTGGAAGTCATCGGTATCGTGTATGTCTATCCCTTTGTAGTTGGCGCTACGCTGGAAGCTACCTCTTGGGATAACATCGCCGCCGTTTCCAAGTTTGGTCAGGCTCCGAACTACTGGAAGGTCGGTGACAAAAAGAACATCACCGTCAACGGTGTGACCTATGCGGCGCAGATCATCGGCTTTGACCATGACACTCTAACCACCGCAGACGGTAGCCGCACCAAGGCTGGTATCACCTTCCAGTTGGTTGACTGCCTGAAAACCACCTACTCTATGAACGGCTCCAATACCAATGTGAACGGCTGGCGTGGTTCCACTATGCGTACCTCCACAATGGCAACGCTGCTGAACCAGCTTTCCTCTGACCTGAAAAGCGTGTTGAAGTTCGTCAACAAAGTGACCAGCAAGGGCAACAATCAGTCCGGTTTGGAAACCACTTCCGACAAGCTGTTTCTTCTGTCCGAGATCGAAGTTTTTGGTGCTACTCAGTATTCTTACGCCGGTGAGGGTAAGCAATACGAGTATTACACCGCTGGCAACAGCACCATTAAGAAGGTCAATGGTTCTGCGGACTACTGGTGGGAGCGTTCTCCTTATTCCGGCACCGCCACCCATTTCTGTTATGTGGCCAGCGGCGGCACCGCCACCAGTACCAACGCCAGCATCTCCATTGGCGTGTCCTTCGGCTTCTGCGTTTAATCCCCGATTTCATCAACACCAATCCCGCCCCGTTAGGGGCGGTGTAAGAAAGGAATGTTGGCGTGTCAGTCATCAAAGCTATGCGTGGCGAAAGCTCCATGCAGTTCATCGAAACCGCCAGACGGTTAGAGCTTCACGCTTTCTCCGTCTGCACCAAGGCTCCTAAAAGATACGCACCGTTGCTGACAAATCGTATCTTCGAGCTGGCTTCCACGGTTCACGAGGAAGTCCGAGCGGCGAACAACATCTATCCGCACAATCAGCATGAAGCGCAAATGCGGCGAGATCACCTGATTAACGCCAACATCGCCCTTCAAAATCTCAGCCCGAAGCTGACTTTGCTCTATGACGCTATTCTCCAAAACCCTGAAAAATGTCCGTGGATTGACCACGCCATGAAGGAATTTGGAGAGTACATCACGGACGAAGCACAGCTTATCTCCAAGGTTCGGAAAGCTGACCACGAGAGGTATAAAGACCTCCCTGCGTGAGTTTTTCATTGGGTCAAGCCCTGTAATTGTTACCGTTTCTGCGAACAACTGGTGGGAGCGTTCTCCTAATTCCGGCAACACCAACAATTTCTGTAATGTGAACAACAACGGCAACGCCAACAATAACAACGCCAGCAACTCCAATGGCGTGTCCTTCGGACTCTGCAACTTCGCATAGGTCAGTCGTAGTAACCCCTTTGGGCGAAATCAGTACCTTTTGCAGAGGGAGGGCTTGTTCCCGGCTACCAAGCCAAAACACCCCGTCTGATGTAGTCAGCCGGACGCTTCTTGCATGGTGAGCGATTGTACGGTAGCTCATTTCATGGCTGGTACTACAAGCAGTTAGAACCCGTACCCGACAATAAGACTGTACGGAGGGGAACCTTCTATGACAAGTGAAGAACGGAGAGAAGCCCGTTATCAACGCAGGAAAGCCAAGCGGGACGAAGCTCGTCTGCGGCGAAGCAAAGAATGTGGTGATTTCGATGAAGTCTTTTCGTTCAGACACCTTTACCTTTCTGGGAAGAAATGCTGTAAGGGTGTCTACTGGAAAAACTCAACTCAGCGGTATATCGGCAATATCATTCCGATCATCGCAAAGACCCATCGTGAACTTCAAAACGGAACCTTCAAACACCGTGGTTTTCACGCTTTTACCATCATGGAACGGGGAAAGAAGCGGTATATCCGATCAGTCCATATCACGGAACGAGCGGTTCAAAAGTGTCTGTGTGACTACTGCTTAGTTCCTATCTATTCGGCCTGTTTCATCTATGACAACTCAGCCAGTTTGAAACACCGAGGTATGGACTTCGCCCTGCGCCGTATGACCTGTTACCTCCAACGGCATTACAGGAAGTACGGTCTGGAAGGAGGTGTTTTGCTTTACGATTTTCACAGCTTCTTTGACTCAGCTCCCCATGAACCGCTGTTTCGTGAAGCCGACCGCAGACTTCATGACCTGAAAATCAGGGAGCTTGCGAACAGCTTTGTTACGGACTTCGGCTCGGTCGGTTTGGGTCTTGGCAGTCAGGTGTCTCAGACGAACGCCCTCATGCTTCCCAATATGATTGACCACTACTTCAAAGAGGTCTGCCGTATTAAAGCCTATGAGCGATACATGGACGATGGTGTGGCAATCAGCCCTGACATTGACAACCTGTATCTCTACTTGGACGGACTAAAGATCATTTGCGGGAAATGCGGTCTGGAACTGAATTTGAAGAAGACACGAATTGTTCCTCTCAGAGATTATTACCGCTGGTTGAAAACGAGGTTCATCATCACACCGACCGGAAAGGTTGTTCGGAAGATGAACAAGGACTCAACGAAAATCGTTCGACACAAACTCAGGGCTTTCCGAGGAAAGCTCGACCGGGGCGAAATGACCTTGGCTGACATTCGGTGTTCCGTGGACTCCTACAACGGTCACATGAAACGAGGTCACAGCTTCAAGGTGCGGCAACGCACCAATCAATACTTCAAATCATTGTACGGGTTCTACCCGAACAAGAAAGGTTGGGAAACTCATGTTCAAGATCATCAAGGAAAATAAGGTTCTCGGTATTGTTAGTAACCCGACATGGGTTCGTATGCAGGACAACGGTTGCTATGGGCTGACTATCGAGGACAACGCTCAGGGTATCGCTCTAAATGGTACGGTGTATCACGTCAATGGCAAGCCTGATCTGAACGGTGCAGAAACCGTTTCGATTGAAGATGTGGACGATGGCATTTATGCCAACAGTCTGACGGCTCTGCTGTCTGACCCGAATGACCTCCGCAATTCTGAGCAGTTCCGCAAGGCGGTTCAGATGTTCGCCAAAAGCCTTGACGAAGACTCTGCGATGATGATTGCAACCATCTACGACCCCTATCAGGTCGGTCATGCCTATGCTGTTGGTGATTATTTCACCTACGGCGTGAACGGTGTAGGCGACCCGCAGCTCTACAAGGTAGTACAGGCGCACACTTCCCAAGCAGATTGGAAGCCTGACACAACTTCCGCTCTCTACACTCCGATTGGCCTGACCCCCTCCGGCTACCCCGTGTGGACTCAGCCAACAGGCGCTCATGACGCTTACAACAAGGGTGACATCGTGAGTTACAACGACAAGCTGTACCGCAGTCTGATTGACGGAAATGTGTATTCCCCGGACGCTTATCCTGCTGGCTGGGAAGAATACACCGGCAAGTAAAAAAAAGGGGGGGCAGGACATGAGTGACGCAATTCTGGTCGCTATTATCACGGGTGGTCTAAGCCTGCTTGGTATCATCTACTCGTCCGGCAAGTCTGCCAGTAAGGTTGATGCAAAACTGGACAAGCAGCAGGCGGTCATCGAAACCAAGTTAAACGAACTGACCCGTGAAGTGCGGGAACACAACAATTTTGCAAGGCGTGTACCTGTGGTTGAGGAACAAATTAAGGTCATCAACCACCGTATCGAGGACTTGGAGGGCTTTCACAAGCCTGCATGACCCGAAAGGTGATAAAGGTGAGTAATCGGGTCAAAATCCCTATAACTTTCTCTTAGTATGCGTGTATAAGAAGAAGTTTATAGGAAAAACGCCCGATTACTCACCTAACTCACCTAAATTAAAAATTGGAGGTAAAAATTATGCTCGAAACCATTTTGCACAACCTGACGAACATTGGCTGGGCTATGCTCATTTTCCTGTGTGCCTACCTCTCCAATGTATCCTTTTCTCTGTATTACAACATCAAAATCCTGCTGGAACCGTTCAGCAAGGAAAAGCTGATAAACTCAGGCTTGAAGATCGCCGCTTTTGTCTGCGGCTTGACCCTGCTGTGTGTGGCTATTACCACGCTGCCGCTGTTTGCGGATATGGTCGGGTGGGAAATTCCGGCTGAGTATGTGGATATTTTCAGCAATTTGGTGATTATTGGTGCGGTACTCATGGTGTCCTGCAAGTACATCACAGAAGCATTTACGAAATTCAAGGCCATTTTGGACGCTACCAAGGAGGATAAGAGCTATGATGAAGTCAAGTGAACTGGTTGCCAAGGTCGTTGATATTGCCAAGCACTACAAGACCCTGTATGTCATGGGGTGCTTTGGTGCGCCGCTGACCGACACAAACAAGTCTCGGTATATCAAGAACCACCCCTACAACATGGCGGCAGCTCGTACCTCTATGATTATGGCGGCGACCCCTGACACCTTCGGCTTTGACTGTGTGAACCTTATCAAAGCCGTTCTGTGGGGCTGGACAGGGGATAAAACCAAGTCCTACGGTGGTGCGAAGTATGCCACCAACGGCGTACCTGACGAGGGCGCTGACACCATGATTAAGAGGTGCAAGGACGCTTCCGCTTTCGGGTGGGACAAGGTTGACCCCGGCGAAGTGGTGTGGACTACGGGACACATCGGCGTGTATATCGGAAACGGTCTGGCTGTCGAGTGTTCTCCCCGTTGGGCGAACAATGTGCAGATCACCGCTGTCGGTAACATCGGGAAGAAGAACGGGTACAATACCCGTATGTGGAAGAAGCACGGACACCTCCCCTATGTGACCTACGACAAAACCGTGACCCCCGCACAGCCCGAAACGGTCAAGCCCGTTCCTACCACCGAGGTCAAGGCGAAGGGTGTCGCACGGTCTTTCAATAAGGCTGTGGCAGGCACTTACACCGTGACCGCTGGTGCTGGCCTGAATGTCCGTGACGCTGCCGGGACGGACAGTAAAGTGCTGGTGACAATCCCCAAGGGAACCACTGTCAAGAACTACGGCTATTACACCGTTGTAAACGGCGTTAAATGGCTCTATGTGGCTTTCTCGCACAAGAGGGTAAATTATACTGGCTTCGTGCATGAACGCTTCTTGAGCCGCTGAGAGGGCTTCCTATGGGTGGTAAACGAGTGCAACCTAAGCCGAAGAAGAAAAGAATGAGAAAGCGCACGAAGTTCACGATCTTGTCCATCTTCAATCTGACTTGGTACGCCGTTGTGGTTCTAATTTTGAACGCCTGCGGTCACACAGTTGACACAGAATTGACGGTCGGCTGGTTTGCGGCTTGGACTGCCGAACTTGCCATTCTGTACGGCATTAAGGTCAAGTCGAAAGAAACCTCAGACGAGGACGCTCAGGGGTGAGAAAATGCAAGTGCTGAAAGAAATCACGCTCGACAAGGTTATCAATCTCTATGAGGGTCAAGTCGTTCACGACAAAAAGCAGCTCATTGAATGGGACGATCATCGCCGTACTCCACTCTATGAGCTGAAAGAACGAACACTGGCTCAGGACAAGATGATCTTGGGTGCGCTGAAATGCGCCAGAGCGAACGGGTATTCTGGCGAAGAATAA